CTTTTTCATTTATTGGTTTAGATACCCTGTCGAAAGATAGGGTATTTTTTTTATACCTATTAAATTCATACAAATGGAACAAACAAATACAGGGGGTGTTAAATTCACAGGAGACTATTTTGATGAGGCTATAGAGTATGCACAAGAAAAAGAAACTACCCCTATTGAATTCACAGAGACCCCTATTGAATTCACAAGAAAGCAAACACCTGTTTACAGTGGAGTGCTTAATTATTTCCCTGATGCGATAAAAGAAGTTGCTCAATGTTCTTATATGGGAAATCAGCAACACAATCCAGATAAACCTCTGCACTGGGATAGAAGTAAATCTGGCGATGAATTAGATGCACTAACTCGTCACTTACTTGAGGCTGGTACAATAGATACAGATGGAGTGCGCCACTCAACTAAAGTAGCGTGGAGAGCTCTTGCTAATCTACAGAAAGAGATAGAGAAGGATAAAAGCTCAAATTAGGGCGTTTAAATTCACAAAGGTATCTGAGTATCACTTGAGTGGAGAAGTGCTCTAAAACCCCAAAACGCAAGGCTTAAAACGCCTGTTATCACTTTATAACATACATACCTTTTGGAATACTGCGAGTAAGTAGGTATTGAATTGCGTATCTCGAGCCGTCGATGCTGTGATTCCAATTATCCTGTGGAATACTACCCTTTAGCTTCCAAGCATAATTATTGAACTCCTTAATTGTATTGATAGATTCTTTATCTACAATAATATCGTAGTCTTGCATTAAAGCGATTCCTGTCAATATACTACCCTTCTTCTTTATCGTTGGCGTTATATTAAGTCCTTTAGTCTTCAGCTCACTTATTAGTCGAGGCTCACTGTTATCGCACACTATAAGCTGTTTTCCTGCGATTCTACGGCACATCTCGAATATATTGGAGGTGGACATACCCGCCTTGTAGAAGTGCTCTCTAATCCATATTATTTTGCGTGTCTTGTCTATTGCGATTTCTGTAAGTACAGAAGGGTCTGTTGAGAAACCAAAGTCGAGTCCAAAGATTGCATCCTGATTGTTGTCGAACTCTCCAATGCGCCAGTGAGTAAAGATAACTCCTTCAGCTCTATCTAACCAGCCACCTAATATCTGGTGCTTATATTTATCTGGTCTTCTGGTTCTCATATCCTCTACTTGCGCCACAAATGATTTAGACAAATGTATCTTATTGTCTAAGTATGTAGTGTGAACGTAATTCACATTCTCATTCTCTCCGTTGTGTCCATCAGGAATACCTCTGTTCTGAAAGAACCTCTGATATATCCAGTGTTCTTTTGTAGTGGGGTTTAGAATTAAGATACATCTGTTTTGCGTACCCATCGCCCTTACAGAGTAATCTATCTTATCGAACGATTCTTCATCTGTAAGCTCCTCCGCCTCATCCAATACAAAAGTGGTAACACCCTGAATAGACTTTAGCTTTGCAGTCTGGTCTCCACTGGCGGTTTTGATACCACTGAAGAATATACTACTCCCTGTAAGATTGTTTATGATTTCAGTCTTTGTGACAGTAAAGTTACCGCCAATACCCATAAGGTCTAACTTCTCCAGAAACTCTGGTATAATCGACATACTTGCCGAAGTCATCGTATATCGAGTGAAAAGTATCTTATGCCCTTTTTCGTAAGTGAGTAATACTAAGAATGTATTTACCGCAAAAGACTTTCCGCTACCTCGCCCACCAGTACAGATATGGTATCTGGATGGAGACTTAAACAACGAATGATACTTTGGATTAAGATTAACATTCTTCATTCGTCAGTGATAGGTATAACGCTACAGAACGAACACTGCTCCTCGCATCTTTCCCTACCTATTTCATATTCAACACAATCAAACTCCTTCTTATTAGTGAAGAACGGAGAATAACTATTCTTTATCTTTTTTGCCATCGTCTTGTATTTCAGCGTCAATATCAATAGTCTTCTCTGGATTAAGGAATGAGATTACAGGGATGTTCACTTCCTGCTTTACATTCAAATCCTTCTGCTCTTTCGGTTTACCATACTTGTACTCCCACAGAAGGCGTAAGTGTGGGAATGAATCTTTACTCATATTTGCGAGAGACTCCCACGCTTTCTTCTCACTACCAAAGGCACGTTTCATTGAACCAAGAGCGAAGTTCTTTATCTCCTCTTCTTTAGCTTTTGGCTTGCGCCCTTGCCCTCTTGATATTCCTTTAACAGCTCCGTTGTTTCTACGCCCATCAGAATACTTCTGGTGGTCATCCTTTATAATTGTTGGTTTGTTTGCCTTTGGCTCTTCTTTCTTTGGAGCTGGTTTAGGTTTAGCTTTCGCCTCCTCTTCTTTACGTTTTTTATCAGCTAACCACTTCTGTGTTTTAGCACTGATAACTCCCTGTTTCTTAAACTCTTGCTCCTCAGACATACGCCACCTTTAATTAAAGTAACTACTTTTTCTCTTCGGTGTTTTCTTCTTTGGGTAGCTTCTCCATTATAGCCTGAATCATAATATACATTCTGGTCACCGCCTTCTCAAGTTGAGATATCCTTTGAGCCTGAGTTAGTTTCTTTTGTCTCATCCGTGTGTCGCTATATTAGAGTTATAAATTACTGTCTTCTGATTACGAGGCTTTATCTCTTTCTTAGCAACCTCTGAAAGCATACGGAGCTTTTGAATTATCTGTTCAACCTTTACTTCAGGAACGCCATCAATAATATTAGATATCTCCTTACACTGCCTTATAATTCTTTTTTGCGTCTTTACTTTCGATTCAAGTATTTTATTCCTTAAATGTACATCTGCAATAATTTCATTCTGTAAGCTAATCTCTTTTGTATATTCACTCATAACGCAGTGGAATCTATTGCTTAACCAATCATCGTAAATAACCATATTATCAAACTGCTTAATACTATGTAGTATCGTGGCGTGATGCTTTCCGAACATCCTACCTATTGCGGTAACTGTATGTTTATGAAAGCTCTTGAGAACTTTATACATAATCATTCGTGCATATACAACCTCTCTATTCCTACTACCCTTCATTGGGTCTGCCTTGCAAACCTCTTTTGTAATGTCTCTTAATATATTAAAATCAGTGTTCATCTAACTCTTTTTTAAATTCAACATAAGCATTTACAACTCCCTGACAAGCCTCATAGTTCTCTTCTTCTTGGAAGTGCTCCATTAGATGTCTTAACTCATCTACTTTTAACACCCCTAATCTTAATGAGAGAAGGAAGTTATCCTTGTGTTCTTTTATTAATAATTTATAGTCGTCTTCAATCAAAGTGTGCCTCGAATAGTATAGTTGTGCAATTCATTCATTCCATTCTCTATCTCATCCGTATATACTTGAACTGCTCTCTCCACTAAACTTTCGCCTAAGTTATAAAATTCCTGCGAAACATCAAAGATTCCTATGTCATAAGTTTCTTTATTTATCGCCAGATAATATATGTCTTTGTAATCTACATCGAATAACTTACTATAAATGTAGGCTTGACACATATACTTAAACTTCTTTGCACTCCAGTGAAACTCGTTCACATCACTACTGGTCGTCTTTAAATCAACCATACGCCCTGAACCTAAAGCATCAGCTTTACCCCTGAAGGGTTTGCCGAACATCATATTCATTGACGGCACTTCTTTGTCAGTACCCTCTAATAGTTCTCTGGCGTATTTATTATCGTGAATCGCTTGAGCCATATACATAGCCAAGTCGTGTTCTTTGATTGTATAACTCTCCGAGTTCTCGCTAAGTGCTTCTTTGAATGCTTTGGTGTTTCTACTCTGTACATCCACAAAGTTTAGCTTATCAAACTTATGAGGCTCTAAAACCGCCAAGTGAACGAGCCTCCCCTGCAAAAGCGCAGGGGTGTCGCTCCGTTGTCTTAATGATTTTAAGTAAGCCTTTGGAGAATCCAAAAGTGTCTTTACCGAACTACTGCTAAGAGCGTACTTTCCTAAGTAACCATAGTAGAACTCATCACTGTCCATCTCTTTCAGTATCTCATCGTATTGCCAGAACTTTCCGTCCAGCGTCATTATTGTATGCTTCATATCTATTCTGTTTCAAATTCAGCGTGTTCTCCACACAAATTACATATACCAGTGCCATCTATCCATTCAGGCGCACCGCAACAACTACTCTCTCCCATAATTCCAAGTGTGTGGATGGAAGTGATTAAACGCACCCCATAGTGCTTTCCTCATCTCTTCCCTCTGTTGTTTATATTCCTCTGTATTCATACGAGCTTTCTCTTCTTGAGCTTCGTAGTATTGGCGTTCCATATCTTCATAGAACGCTCGTGTCGCATCATTACCAGATTCTTCTTGTTGTCTCTCGACAAACTTGATAAACTCTTCTCCTGACTTTCCCATTACTTTATGTATTTGATTGTGTATTTAATAAACTTCTCTATCCATTTAAGTGACATCCTTAAAGGTGTCTCTACTCCGTGATATATAACAAGGAGTATAGTTTCTAAGCAAAAGAACACAATGAGTGTTACAATCGCTATAGATACTCGTATAAGATTGAGGGGATGTAATATAATTCTCTTTATAATCATTCGTACTTGATTTGAGTACAAATATATAAAACAATTACTTAATAAACAAAATTGTTAATTACTTTTTTGGATTGAATTGCTCTTTAAAGATTGTCTGGCAAACATTGTAACGCTGGTCTCTATCGGGAAACTCTTCTCCCATTTTAGCATTACCCATACATCTTTGAACGAAGTCTTTGTTTTTCTCGTATTTCTTTGGTCGTAGTAGTGGCATTAGAATTTACATTTAGGACAATTCCATTTGTATCCTATCCTATTTAAGTAACTAACAAGTTGAGGTTTGTTTTCAGTTCCTATCCATTTACCATCGTAATAAACGGCTGTAACATAAGATTCGCCAAGAGGGATGTCCTTTGTATCATCATAGAACTCGTGCTCTACTTTCAGCACACAAGACTTGTCAGTATGCCACGAATCACAAATTCTTTCCAATAGAAGTCTTTGCCCTAAAGGAATCTTGTTACCAGACTTCTTAATCTCCATTAGAATAAGAACCTCATTATCGAATTCAAACACCGCATCAATATCCGTAGGGTGTATCTTTCCATTCTGCACCCCAGTAAAATCTATTGTTTGGCGTACTTCTTTTGAATTCCTAATCAAACTATTTTTCATACTCTTTGTATATCTTGTATAACTTGTCGTGAACACTACTTAGAAAACAGGGCGTACAATTTGTAGGCTTAGTGTTTTGATGGAGAACTCTGTTGTATATACGAAGTAACTCCTTTTGCTGTATTGAACTTATTGTACTTGGTTTATCAGTAAAGTACATATCCAAATAGTTGTATTCGTCTTCAGTCAAACATTCTGGTTTAGCGTAAGGAAAGATTCTATTCAGGGATTGCTTTCGCTCTTGACACCCACAATCCTCACCTAATATCCACTTGGCGACTTTATCTACGCCTGTAGCTTTAAATACTTTCTCTACAGTGTCTCCTAATCCCTTACTCTTTTGTGCGCTTGTACTCTTCGTATGCCTCACTGAGTCTTTGTCTAATCTCTTTTTTTGCATTTGATAGCGTATTAAAAATTGAACTTAATGTTATTTTAGTCTCACTCGATATATCTCGCATTGACATATCAGTTCTGTAATATAATTCAAACATCTTTCTGTCGTACCAATACCAAGTGTCCACAACAGAATCTACATTGTTAAATACTTTTTCGAGGTGCTCTTTTTTACTTGTCTCAAAATACTTTGGCAACTCATACTCATTAACCATATAGTCTTTCACCTCTTCTACAAAAGTTAGCTTGTCTCCTTTAAGGTTTGAGTAATACAAATTCCTAAGTGTTATGTAAACATAAAAGGTGTTAATCTCATTCTCATTGTATAGAATCTTCTTAGGCTCTTTAACATAGTCATAAATCCTAATAAACATCTCTTGAACAAGTTCTGAAGCCTTGTCATCACTGACTTTAAAAGACTTCGCCATATTCCACCAATCATCATATTTTTCAGCTAATTTATCTAATAGCTCATTCTTCGTCATAATCTATAAGTAACAGGATTTGTTCCAACGAATTGCACACTGCATAACTTCCACGCCATTTCAGCGAGAAGTCTAATTCGTCTTTGGTTAGTCTCTGTTGACTTTTAGATTTGTTTCCGTCTTTTAATTCAATAAGGTAATTTGAATTCATATAACCTAATATGATATCAGGCGCACCTTTACCAAGTTGGTGTGTATGTAAAACAGATATACCTCGCTTTCTCAATTCCTGTACTATTTCTTTTTGGTTCGCATCTACTCTTGCTTTCTTTCGCATCTTTTAGCATCAATATCATTAAAGGGCGTGTACCCATTAAAGTAATATCTCTGCTCCCTTACGTTGAAGTTTATGCCAGTAACGTCTTGTGGAATACCAACTAACTTCTGTTTCTTTATCTTTTGTGTTCCAAAGATAACACTTGTATCTGAGAAATCCAAAGCCCTGTTTGGTCGCCAAACATAAGCTACATTATCCGCCTTATCAGCAAATGTACCTCCACCCTTTATCTTATTGACATCAGGCTTGTAGTATCTGCCATCCTCAGTCTTTTGTGGCGTTACTTGATGCGCTACTAAATTCACACTAATATCGTTATCTATAGCAAACCTCTTTAGTTCAGACATAAATCTACTGATGTATAAGTCTTCTCTTTCGCCAGAAAACATCTTATGCTGAACCGTATTGTAGGGGTCAATGATTAGCGACCTAATTCCCTTTTGGCGTACTAAGAATTTAGCACGTTCAAATATATTCTCAAGTGTAAAGAACTTCTTGGGGTAGATAACAAAGAAGTGTCTCTTTACAAAATCAATACCTGCCCTATACTCTTCTTCAGTCATCTGGTGTGAATAGTATGGGTCAGCACTTTTACCTATGTACATCTCTATAAT